TATGGCCGAACCTACAGTTACGCAGCTCGTCGCCACGACCATTCAGAACTACCACAAGCAGTTCGCCGATAACGTCTCCAACTCCAACGCCGTCACCGCGCTTCTGCGCGAGGGCAACCGCGTGCGGGTTATCGAAGGCGGTCGCGCGATTGCCTGCCCGCTGACTTATGCCGAGGAGACCTTTGCGTGGTATCTCGGCACGGAGCTTCTGAGCCGTGCGACCAAAGAAACGATCTCCGAGGCGCACTACGATCCGGCAAATGCTGTGGCGTCGGTTACGCTTTCGGGCCCTGACCTCGCCAAGAACCGTTCGCGCGAGCGCATCCTCAATCTTCTGGAAGGCAAGCTCGACAACGCCGAAGCCACCATGAAGAACAACATCACCAAGGCGGTATATGGCGACGGTACCGTTGCGAAATCATTCGTGGGCCTCAAGGGCATGGTGACGCCCGACGGCACCGGCCTGATCGGCGGCATCGACAGCGGCACATGGACGTTCTGGAAGAACCAGTTCCAAGTGGTGGCGCGCGCTACGGGCCTGCAATATCCGGCGCTCAAAGCCGCGATGAACGCCCTTTGGATGAAGCTGATCCGTGGTGCGGAAAAACCCGATCTCATCGTTGCCGATGCCGAAATCTACGGCACCTACGAAAGCGGGTTGCAGGAGAACCAGCGATATGCCGACGCCAAGCTCGGGGCCCTCGGCTTCGAGACGCTGAAATACAAATCAGCGCCGCTGGTGTTCGACGGCGCGGCCACAGGTATTACCGGCGCGTATTTCCTGAACACCAAATACATGAAGTTCGAGATTTATTCTGGCCGCAATTTCGAGGCCCTCGACCTTCCCGACCAGAGCCCCGACATGGACGCGGTGACGCGACACCTCGCCTTCATGGGAGCCCTGACCCTCTCGAACCGCTCGATGCAGGGGCGTCTGACAGCGTCAGGCACCTAGGTACTCGCGCGCGTTAACGGCGACCGCCTTGCGGGGAGCGCGGTCGCCGTTTTCCCCGCTCCCCGCACAGGAGCTAGTGAATGTCCGATACCCCGACCCTCGTAAGGTTTTACTCCGGCTGGGAGCGCGACGGCTCGGGCCCCGACGGCCTGCCGTTGTACCGCGAGACCATCCGCGTCCGCATGGACCGACCGCCTTATCTGGGAATTGAACGCGAAGCCGATGAGCAGGACATTGCCGATCATCCCGGGCCCTATGAGCTGTACAACAAGACCTGCGAGGGCCGCAAAACCATCGTTGGTTATCCGCTGGCTCTGTGGCCTGCTTGTCCTCCTCATATTTTTCAGATGTGCGCCGTCCGCGATATCCATACTGTGGAGCAACTGGCGCAGGTGGTCAGCAAAAAGCGCCGTGCCGAAGCCGTCAAGACCGTGCCGCCCGATATCATCGAGATCGCCGACAGGGCTGTCAAAATGATCGACCTGCACGGCAAGGCGGGCCAGTACGAGGAAATCGTCACCACCATGCAGGCCCAGCTCGACGCCATGAAAGAGCAGTTCGACGAGGCGATCTCGACCATCGCCGCGCAGAAAACCCTGATTGATGCCCTCCGGTTGAAGGCGGCAGCATAAAATGGCGAAGCTCGCCTCTATTCTGGACGTGGTGTCCGACGCTTCCTTGGAGATAGGGATCGTGCAACGTCCCGTGTCCAACATCGTCGGCACCGCCGATCAGGATATCGCGCAGATGACGGCGCTTCTGCAGAACGTCGCCGACGAGCTGCTGCTGGACCCGCCCTATCGGGACCAGCTCGGCGACGGCAACTGGCTGATCGACGCGGGCCTCGTCGTAAAGAAGTCGCGGCCCACCGCCGACAACGATATCGTCCTGTTCGACGCGCGGCTCGCCGTTGACGGCCTGAAGTACCGTTTTCTGAAATCCAAGGGCCTCGAATACGGCGAAGAGCAACGCGACTTCATCGCTCGGCTCAACAAGATCGCAGGCCGCAACGCGCCCGTGATAGACCTCAACGAAGACGTGGGGCGCATGCAATGAGAATGCATCCCGCAGGGTTTCTGGCGCTTAAAAACCGCAAGGGCTCGCCGGTTCGGGCCCTGAACAAAGGAAGGCCCGCCGCACGGGTCGCGCATATCAGCGCACCTCTGAAGGGGCTTTCACGCCTTGCCGAACTCAGCGACGGCGACCCGATGCAGGCGTCGATCCTGACCAACTGGATCGTGCTGGACGACCGCATCAGCATAAGGCCCGGCTACATCAAGCTGGGCCAGATTGCGGGCAATTTGCCGATCTCGACCCTGATCCCCTATTACGGCACGCCGCAGAAACTGGTCGCGGCGGCGGGCGGCCATATGTGGGACCTTTCCGGCGCGCGGTACACCGACATGGGCCCTGCGGGGAGCGACGATTGGGCGTGGACGTCCTTCAGTAATCTTTCTTCCGTCGATTTCACCGTGATGTGCAACGGCGTTGACGGCGTGCATTCTTGGGACGGGACGACGTTCGTCCATGAGACCATCACGGTTCCCGCTGGCGAGACGTGGATACTGCCTGCCAAGTTCGACAAGGTGCTCTCGCACATGAACCGGCTCTGGTTCGCCGACAGCCAGAACCTCGCGATCTACTATCTTCCCGTTCAGCAGAAAACCGGGGCCGTCGAACTGTTCCCGCTGGATGTGCTGTTCAAGCGCGGCGGGCACATCGAGGCCCTCGCCACATGGTCGATCGACGGCGGCGTGGGGCTCGACGACGCCTTAGCCATCTTCTCGTCTAACGGCGAGGTGGCGATCTACAGCGGCGTCGATCCCGAAAGTGATTTCAAGCTCGTCGGCATCTTCCGCTTCGACAGCCCCATGTCCAAGAACAGCATCATCAATTTCGGCGGCGATCTCTATGTTCTGACCGGCTCGGGCTTCATCCCCATGACCACGCTGATCCGTGCTGAAACGGAGACCCTCGGCAAGTCCGACATGAACGTGATCGAAGAGTTTCAGGAGATCTCCAAGAGCCACCGCGATGATTTCGGCTGGAGCGTAACCCTCAACAGCCACACCGGGCACGCCATCTGCAACATGCCGACCGGCCAAGGCAAGTACCAGCAGATGGTGCGGAAGATGCCGGGACAGGTCTGGGCCAAGTGGACTGATATTCCCGCGCGTTGCTGGGGCTGGCTCGACAACCACGCTTACTTTGGCAGCGATACCGGCGGCATCTATCTCGGCGGGACCGAATATCTCAACGACAACGGCGCGGCTATCAGCGCCGATGTGCGTTTTGCGTGGTCGAGCTTCAAGAGCGTCGCCAAGAAAAACTTCAAGATGATGCGGCTTTACACCCTGACCGACGGGCTCCCCCGTCCGTTCATGGACCTCGAAGTGGACTACGACAATACGCCGCCGACTAACCAGCCCGAAATAACCACCGGGCCCTCGGGCGGTGCCGACTGGAACACCGCGACATGGGACGTGGACTTCTGGGCGCAGAGCGTCATCCCGCGCCAGAACTGGCAGGGCATCACGGGCCTCGGGCGCATCGGGGCCCCGCGCATCCGCGTTAGCATATCTGGCGCGGCGTTCTCGATAACCGGCGTCGATGTGATCTATGAGCTGGGAGGGCTGATGTGAAAGTAGAATTCGGCGATCTCCCGCTCGACGCCCAGCAGATGCTCACCAACCATCTGCGCGTGGACTTCTCGCGCTGCGACTTCAAGGCCCCGAAATGGTTCTCGGCGTGGGCCCGTAATAGCCACGGGCATATAACGGGGATCTTCGCCATCGAATTCCCCTATTGGTTCGAGGGCCGCGTGACCATTATGGTCCTTGACCCGCGCTGCATGTCGCGGAGGGTATTGCGCGCCATCTTCACGGCGGCTTTTACCTACGCGCGACGCCTTACCGCCGAAGTGGAGCCGGATAATCGCCGGGCCCTGCGGCAGGTGCAGCGGCTGGGGTTCGTCTATGAGGGCTATCGCAGACTTGGCCTTGAAGGCTCACGCGACACCCTCGTTTACGGCATGCTCAAAGCCGATTGCAAATACCTCCCGGGCTATCAGGGCCCGACCGTGCAGGCGAGCCCCGTGCTCTCCGCCGAGACTTACGAAAGGGTGCATTGATGGTCTCCCAACCCAGCGCGCCGAACCCCTACGCGACGGCGAACGCGCAGACGCAATCCAACCAAGCGTCCAGCCAGTACAATTCGGCGAGCGGCAACGTCAACGAGGTCAACCCGTTCGGCACGGT